CCACTTCACTACCCCGCCTTTTACACCTGCAAAAGTACTACTTGTTTTTCGTTCACGCAAATATTTTTTCGCATAATTGAAAAACTTCACTCAAACTTAACTTCCACTTTGTTCCCTTTTATCTTATGTGGCATACGAACGAATGTCTGCCTATCATCGAAATGCTCATAGTAGTCTATCATCTCTGCACGATCTGAGTCCGTAAACATGGCTGCGGCAGACCAGTTTAGTATCTTCTTTCTTATATCTTTGCGTATCCAGCTCCAATGGTGCATTGTGATTGTTTCTTTTGGGAAAAAGTAGTCGCAGTCTGACTTGATGCGTCTCGTGGGGTCTGAAGGGTTTGGAAACGGTATATCGAAATCAAATCGCTGGCTGGTGTGGCACAGGAATGGGACTACCCTTGGTTTGGAAAAGCAGTCGTCCTGTAAAACGCAATTCTTATATTTGTAGTAGTTCTTATAATAACAATAAGTGGATTTTGGAAGCCATTTCCGAACTACTTCTTTTACAGAGGCAAACTCGTCTGCTTTGTAAAACTCGTCTGAATCCATTATCAAAGCATAGTCTATTCCCTTTGCGTGGAAGTATGTTAACCCCTGATTCCTGCGAACTGTCTCTTGCTCTCTTGGAGGCAAATACTGTATTAATGGGAATGTTACGATATTGTCTGCCAATTTGTCTCTCAATATGGCTTCAACTTCGGCCTTATCGTCAGGCGACGCTGGTACACCATTATAACTCGTATCTGACCACAAAAGCACCACTTCGTCAACAAGCGGCCTAATTTCCGTAATAATGTCCCGTAAATGCTCTGTCCCCTCGTAGCAGATAATACCAACACCAACCTTGATACTATTCTCGAAATCTGGTACGCTCTCAGCCCATTTTTGCATTTGCTTCTGAGCCTCTGTATTATCAAAGCCTGTACCGTGTGGATGGTATACGGCAACAGCGTCATCGACAATGTTTAGTAACCCTCTGTCTCGTGCCTTTTTACACAAGTAGAGGTCTGTGCCCCATCCTATTTGATTAATGGATACGTCCACAGGGAAGCCGAGTCTCGTCCTGAATAACTGAAACCACCCTTCAAAGTAAGGCACGGCTCGGTAGTTCCCTGTGGAGCTTGTGTATCCATATAAATGACTCCTTCCTTGTCTAACGCAAGAGGGTTGATAACATCCCACGTTGCTTCGTGAGATTATATCAAGCATCCTCTTTGGTATAGCCTCTGTCATAGAGTCGGCTATTTGAACGTCGGAGGTAATAATACAACACCATTCGTGGTTTCGGCTCTTCTTTATTGCCTCGTTAAACATGCCGCCATAATATATGTTATTATAATGTATGGCTTTTGGGCACGGAGGATTAGAGCCTGAGTCAAGTATGTACGTTTTAAAATAAGGTTCAAAGATCGACTTTAAACGGAGCGCATTAGTGTTGTTGTTGTAGTTGAAAATCGTTACTACAACACGTTGGCTTTGGGTGGTTTTCTGTGCCATTGGTTAGTAAGTTTTGTGGTTAGTTATAATCCTTGGTTATTAGCACCTTGGCCTGTGCTACCAGGAGGCTGCACCGACGCATCTGGCGTTTCAGGCTGCTTGGAAAGTGCTGTTGCTTGCTGTTTTTTCTCCTCTCTTTTATCTTCTTCTTCTTGTTGTTTTTGTAACCTCTTATATTCCATAGGGTTGTTAAACGGTATCTCTCCAGCAGCAGTTTGAGTAGATGTTGCACCAGCGTTCTTTGACATAACGATATTTGTTATCTCTTCGGATACGTTTTTTGGGACATAAGGTTCTAACAAAAAGGTGAGCCGAGACTTAGTGTATTGCTCAACATCGTCTTCGATTTGCCCAACGAGCTCCTTGAATAGGTTAACAACCCTTGTTAATATCGGTCTCAATTCGGCTATCATATTGGTAGACCACTGCACTTCTCGCCAATAAAGATTACGAATGAAAGCCCCTGTGTTCTCCCCAGCTTTTAGCTCTTTTGGGTTTATGATGACCAATGCCAAGGTCTCACACAGCAGGTCGAGATTTTTCTCCAAGTCTACAGTGAATGTGTTACTCGCATCGGCAGGCTTGAGTATTTCTGCCTTCCCATCAGTTGTTTTGCTTGCAATAACCTTTCCCATATCGCCAGACGGTGGTAGTGAAAGTATACCGCCGGCTATAAAGAGAATCTGATAAGCATAGTATCTGTTGTTCTCGCCAAGGTCGGACATGATGCGTTCAAGCCTGTCTATTGAGTCTTGACCAACACCCCACACAACGTCGCTAATTCTGTGATAAATAACAGGGAGCTGGGAACATCCGTGAGATTTTCTGTCTATGCAGACCCATCCGTCAGAGGATTCTTCGATGATTTTACCTTTGAGTCGAGCGACAGCCTTATCGAATATTCCTTTTCTATCGTTATCACGAACCCATACCTCTACATTCTTTTTGTCGTATATTTCTATAGTATCGACTCCAGACACCTTGAACAGGCGAACAAATATATCCTCGTTGTTTTCGTTTTTAGTGAAATTAAACACGTCGCCCTTCTCGAAAGAGAATACTTTGTAATGAACCTGACCGTCAGTCTTATATAAATATATGGCTGCATCTCCAGTTCCAAACAGGGCTCTGCCCCAAGAGTTGAGAGCGTCAGTCATTCCTGTGACCCCCCAATGACTTCGTATGGTGGCCACTCTTTGTTCGTTCACCTCGTCTTTTCCTTCAGAGCCAAACCACATCTCATTCCCAAAGGTGGTCGTCACCTTGTGCCTCAATGCGCCCTCCTGAAATCCGACAGACACGCGTTCCACTTCTTCGTATCCATAAAGCTCATTTGCCTGAGTGGTTGCGTTATACCTATACTTTGGACGCATCGAACGATATTCGCAGTGGTTTATCTTGTGGGCAGATGGAACGAGTTCATCCATAAAGTCGGACTGATACATTCGATAGGCTAATCCGTCATCGAATCGCATTTCTTCTGTGTCAAAATATCCAAACGAGCCAGCCTCCTTCTGATAGTAGCGTGGGGCACGGCGAAACCAAACCTGCTTACTTAGGTAGGGTGAAATTGCTCTTTTTGCCATATTAAGAGATTATATTTCCTGATAAATACGGCAAATGTAATGTTAAATTCCTATATTATGCAAAAAAACATTTGGAAAGTTAGATTTTATCTGTTATCTTTGCGGTGTTAATTATTTACTTTAATTTTTATATCTATGTTTATTGAAAAAGGCGTTAGACTTTTGTCAGAAGACTTCTTCTGGGATGGCATCGAGGAGATGCAGGTAGGTGATTCTTTTGTGGTGGAAGGAGACCATAACACAAAGGAGAAACGTGGAATCTATCAATCGGTTATTAATGGATTAAAAAAAGCCAAGAAGAGAAGGGGCTTAGAGTTTAAGTTCATAATCAGGAAATGCGAAGGCGGATACCGTATTTGGAGGACTGCATAATGAAGAAAGTTAAGCCAATAGAACTCAAGAGAGACGACATGGTTGTCTTCCGTTTGTATGAAGAAAAAGACCGCATAATGATTGAGAGTGGCTCGGGGTTGTGGAGTGTTTGCTATAAGCGAGACACACATCCTTACGACCTCATGAGAAACATTATAAACAGCGGTCAAACAGAACTTCTGACCTTGCTTGCAAGGACGGTCTATGCGTCGAGTGTGTTCTTCTCGCAACCAGAATTAATCCCTGCATTTTTTGAGCTTATCGGGGGTCTGGTGCAAAAAGAAACTACATCGAATGAGAGCGAAGATGAAATCTTAGCTGAGCAAAAGGTTTTTCACGACCCAACACCAGAGAATATCAAAGAACATCAAAAAAATATCAACGATGAGTCGTAAAGAGCTTGCAACGATGTTATGTTTCCTCATTGAATCGGGGGAGCTTACATCTATTGAAGACTACGGGTGGAGAAATAGACGTAGTAGGACGTGGGCTACTCATCAGCTCGCAGATACAACAAAATGGATTCGTATAGAGTTCGGCAACAAAGTTTACTTTTTAAAAACAGACCAATGACACATTACAGACAAGGAGGAAAGCTGACGCATGCTGGCTGTGAGATTTTGCCAGACGGTAAGGATATCGAATATATCGTTATCGAGAAAATTGAGTTCAGGGAAACAGAAGAAGTGGCAGGCAGGACAGAGAAGGGTGTTTGGATTGCAACATTCGCACCAAACAAGTACACCACACTACCAATCATTCTAAACGCCACCAACAGGAGGAGGCTTTTTAAGATGTCTCAGGTGGAGCATATTGATACGCTGACAAACTTCCCTGTCAGACTAACAAAAGAAAAGACGCGGGACGTGCAAGATGGCGGAGAAACATGGGGGCTGAGAATCTCAAAACTACCTCCAACAAAACCAGTAAAGAAAAAACTCGGAGAATCAGATATTCCAAGTGCCGTCAAGTTTCTTGAGACACGCAGCATAGAGGAACTCAAAGAGTATTACGACATCCCAAAAGAAATCGAACTAAAACTTAAAAAGAAATGAAACATATCTTTATACCTTTAGGCAGACTAATACTAATGTTGTTGTATTATGTTTGCATTATAGTAACATTTTTCATAGTGTTGCTATTTGCCCTGTGGGACTTTGACTTCTTCGATGTAAAAAGACTTATTCGCGGATTACGAAAAAAGCCGTTTTGGATTGACGAGATAACACAAGAAGAAAATTATGTGTATAAAACACTATTTGGTTATATTTTTAACGTCAAGACACAGATCGGAGGATAGTTATGGAGCAAAAAGAACTACAGTGGCACTTGAGAAAGATTGGCAAATTCTCCGCAAGTAGGGCTGATGATTTGCTTTCTGCTTCAGGGAAGTGGACGGCTGGCAATATCAACTATCTACTTGAAATTCACTATCAAAGAGAAACGCAAGAGCCAGAGCCTCCTATAAACGCATGGCAGTTGTCTTTCGGCATAGAGAACGAGCCCTATGCTATAGAGTGGATGCGAGTGAATTTTCCTGCTGGTAATATACTGCACTGTGACGCAGATTTCACGGAAAAAATATTTGAAGAGCCATACGAGGACTTGTCTTTTGGCGCAAGCCCTGATGCGTTTTTTGTGGATGGATTTGAACAAAAATCCAATATTGTGTACAACGATGACTTTAAAAAGCATATACGCGCACTGATCGAGATAAAATGCGTCGCCGGACGAGCAGAGACGCTAAAATACTTCTCAACGTTAATACCTTACAGTAAAAAAAGAGATGACGCAAAGAAAGAGCACGGTGGGCAGATGGCTGCCCAGTTTTTTGCTTATCCGGATGTTGACAACATTTATCTACTCAAGTATCTACCGCAGTCGGATAATAATGAGTTCGATTTAAGAGGTGTACTTGACCCAACAAGAGGAATAGTGTTTGAGTTTACGCGAGAAGAGTTGTCAAGAGAGATTGACAAATACAGTCAAAGGGTTCGTTTCGCAGACCGCATACTAAAAAGCAAAGAGGGTCTTTCTTTACTTTCGGAGGAGAAGTGATGATTATATACAATAACGACAAAGATTACCCACCAGAAGACGATTATATCGAAGAACCCGATTATGATTTGATTCGTAAAGCAAATAAAGAAGATGAAATTTTCAACCAAGAAGACTCAAGTGAGGCAGCAACATACATATATGGGCAAGTATAACGCATTGAGTAGTTTTGCGAGACTCTGTGAGTATATGTACAGAAGAGGAGTGAAAGACGGCGCAGATATTGGAGAAATCGGGATTATTGAAGCATTTCTCGAAGAAAATAGCCCGACAAACGATTTCTGTTTTTTATCAGAAGGCGAAGGAAGGAAGATGAAGCTAAATTACTATTGCACTATATTGTCTTATGAGCTTTTTAAGATGAGGGCAAGAAATGGCGCAGACATATTCGACAATGTATTATCATCAAACAATCTTCGGTTGGGTGCTGCTGCTGTGGCGTACTCTTTTTATAGAAAGGGGCTGCAAGAAGGAGCCGGAACAGATATTGGCGTTGCTCATGATTATTTCTACTCAGACCCATACTTTAAGGCGCATGAGCGACTGAGCGGTAAAAACATAAACAGACGAGACATGATTGAATGTATGCGATTAGAAGCCCTCAGATTGGATGATGGTGGATTTAAGCAGGGTTACACAATATGGAAATTTATCGGAGAAGGGCTTGCTGAAAAGTATGCTTCTGACTCGGAGCGTAATAATAGTTTTGGCTCTGAAGTATAGTTATGGAGCAGAACATTTTAACGATATGGCATAAGGCAGCGGATAGTAAGCTAAGAGCCATGCTTTTGCCTTATGGAATATACAGAAATGGGTTTGTATTAGAATTGGGGGTTGGTGGCGAATTACTCACATGCGACGAACCTCCAATTCGTATTCGTATACGTGAAAAAACAATCCTGCCAATAAAAAGCAAAATAACCAATGCAATCTGCATGCTGCTGTATGGTCACTCTATAGATGAGGTTTTCCAGTCCATGTTAAATAACTGGAGTGGTGACATTCAGAGAGAAAAATTATTATTTATTGTATATGATATTATCAAAGATTGAGCATAACTTTACAAACGAAATTTTCGTACCACTTGCAAGCATTACAAGCAATTATGAGTTTATTAAATCCAAGGAAAGGAAGGTTATAACGAAGGACGATGTGCTATGTAATGTCGTTAAAGCTGAAACCTTACACATATTGTCTCCAGAAGCAAAAGAGCTCGTTGGAAGCATATATAACACAGGATTGCTGCGTTTTATGCTATCTTGGTATACAAGATTCCCTAATATGGACTCCATGTATTTTGTGTATGTAAAACTTGAAAGAGATGATAAAACTTAGGAACTATCAGGACAAACTAATAACAGACACTCGGAAAGCCTTGCAATACAAACGCAGAGTTGCCGTGTATTTGAGTCAAGGTGGCGGAAAGAGTATTATTGCCGCCTTTATGGCGTTACACTCCTCAGTAAGAGGTAAAAAAACACTTATCCTTTCGCATCGTATAGAGATATTAAAGCAAAATTTCAACAAGATAGACAAGCTCGGTGTTAAGGTTGGCATGCTGACGGCAAAAGTAAAAGAGATACCAACAGGGACTGTTATCTGCGCTATGTCACAAACGTTGAGGGCACGTGTTGCTAATATAAAAACAAAAGAGCGATACAGCGATCTGCTTGGTTCGTTTAATTTTGTTATCGTAGACGAGCTGCACAGGGCTGAACATGATACTATCATTGATATGTTAAGTCCCGATGTTTGGCTTGTTGGGTTATCTGGGACAATTCTTCGCTCAGGAAATCAGAGACAGCTTGGTGATTTCTATCAAGAAATAGTAAGAGGCGTGCCGGCACAAGAACTGATAGACCTTGGCTATCTCCTGCCTTCGGATAATTATGTTTTCGATGCGCCAAAACTCGAAGATGTAAATATCGAATACGGCACAGGGGATTATAATCAAATACAATTACAGAAGAGATTTGCAAAGCCTGAAAGATATGCCGGTATTGTAAAAAACTATCTTAGGATATGTCCGAATAAGAAGGTTATCGTTTTTACAACAGGAGCAGATCACTGTGTCGAACTCACAAGAGAATTTTGCAACAATGGCATAAAAGCAAAATATTTATTGTCTGGAGAACACAGAAGACATCATAGGCACTTGTCGGGCAATAGGGACGATGTGGTTGGAATGTTACGCAGCGGAGAGATAGATGTACTCGTTTCGGTAGAAATGCTCTCTACGGGGCTTGATGTGCCTGAGGTAGAGGGTGTCATTCTCGACTTCTCTACAAAATCATACACAAAGTATCAGCAATGCGTAGCAAGAGCTGACAGGCCATACGCAAATCAGACTTCTTTCTATGTATTAGACTTCGGAGCTAATGTAGCAAATTTTGGTAAATTCGAGAAAGAGCCAATAATGTCTTTGTGGCACAACAAAGGTGGCTCTGGTGTAGCTCCTACAAAGTTTTGTCCTATGGATAAGGCAGACCATACAGGGAGGATGGGTTGTGGAAGTATTATACCCGTATCTATGATGCAATGTAAGTATTGTGGCTACGAGTGGCTCACAGATAAAGAAGCCTATGAGGTTGAGTTGACACGACTCGTGGAGACTAAAGAGAATGAAAAAGAAACAATACAACAATTTTGTGCAAGGAAAAAACTTGAAGGGTGGCCTTCTAACAGAATATTGTGCGCTGTTGTTTTTAAAAACAAAGATAATCAAAAGTTGGCATTCATGGAGGCAATCAAAGTATTGCGTGGTGTCAACGGAGAGATGATAAGTCCAAAGTATTGGTATTTCTTCAAGAAGATGTATATCGACAAGGCAAGAAATAAATGATAATAAGCCGAAAGTTGGGAAACGCATACTCAGAGTTAGCAACAAAAAAGCCCCCAATATGGAGGCTTTTTTTATTCCTGTATGTTAAAATGGCATCTCGTCATCTGCTACAGGTTCTTTGCTTTTCTTGGCTTGCTTTGGTTTCTCCTCGATAGCATGTTTCTCTTCTTCCGCTGGTTTATCAAACACACTCAGTGGGTCTTCTTCTTCGACAGGTTCGGGAGTGGGGGCTGCCTTGTCAACTTCTATCTTCCACGCTCGGTTCTTTCCGAACACTCGGTCATTCCACACGTTTGCATTCATACTGAAATATACTGTCACAATATCATTCTCGTTTGGCATTGTCGCATTTCTTCCGACCTCAAAAACTGCTGACTGGGGGTAGCTTGATGTTAATTCTTCCACCAATACTTCTACCGACTCGCCAGTAGTGCCATCCCTTTTGTCGTAAGTCCTTTTAAAAATTCCTTTTACTTGTCCTTTAAATTCCATAATTGTTAATTAAATGTTAATATAATAGTTAGCTGTTTGGTAATAAACCATGTTTGGCTTTTATGTATGTTCCTCGCTGGTAGCTGTTCCATACTAATGCCCCACGACTTCTGTCATGCTTTGGGAAACGACCGTTTAACGGGTCTGACTGAGGGCTTTTCTCTGGATGGAAAAACCTTACAAATGAATAATCTTTCATAGCTTTTTTGTTTTTCTTACCCGCTTTGGGTAGTTTGTATTATCAATAAAAAGTAAAATTCTCTTCTCGTCACTTGACTTGTCTATCACTACCTCCCCACTACCCAAGACATACCCTATCGGAGGACTGAAACGATGTCGCTGATATCTCTCTGTTAAATCTGGGTCAAATCGTATCTTTCTTGAATACTTGTGACCTCTGTTGTCCCTCCAAATGGCTATCCAGACTTCAATATTATTGCACTTCGTCATCTGTGTCGAGTTGGCTTTTGTAGTCATAATACACACCGTTCTGATTTGAGTATTCTTTGTATTTACATATCTCGCAAACATCCTCACACTGCTCTTCGCAGAAAGTTTTATACCTGCAATTTGCGCAAGATTCAGGCAAGTAGCGTCTTGGCGGGTCTGCGCTCTTGTCCATCTGAATATCCTTCAGTGATTTAGCGAGAAACAACTTGACTGTATCCGCATACGAAGGGTCATTGCGATTCTGCATAATAGTATACAGCTCAGAGATAAACGTTGGAGAAAGATCAACAAAAGCCTCCTCCATGGTTTTCGCCTTGGCCTTGCTATTAGATGATTCACCATCATTGCCATACCACTCAATAAGCTGCTTGGTTCTCAGCTCTATATACTCTTTGCCGTCTGTGCTACGCATAATTGCGTTAGCTTTTTTAGAAGCCATAACCTGCGTTTCCTGACTGATGTAAACCATGCGGTAAAGCTCGGCTGGTAACATGTTGAACATAATTGTTAAATCCAAAAAGAATTTATCCCTCTCATTCAACTGCCAATGCGATTCTCTAAGAGTTGATGGTACTTGTAATGATTTCATAATCCCAAATAAATGTTTTTGTCTGAATATAAATTAAATATCTTAAAATGTCACTTGCTGGATAGAAAACATCCTTGCCTTTTACTATCTTTTGAAATTGCTGCAAGTTATCAAAAAAACCGCCGCTATCACAGGTATCAAGAATCCATGTTGCTTGCCTGATAACGTGCAAGCGATCGTGTCTGCATCCTTTGTATTTGGCTTCTAATCCTATCAATCCTCTGTGGTCTTTTAGGAGGAGATCAGAAACACCAGGGAGCATACCCATACTTATCTTGGTATTTATATCCCTTCCCTCATTATTGGTGCTCCACAGGTGATTCTGATTCTTCCTCCATTCGTTCCTGTACCACTTTACGCATTCGGCTTGAAGCCTCGCTTCTTTTGAATCCATTCTATGTAATCTCCTATATCGTCTGTTTCTGTAAAATCATATTCTGGGTAACTCTCCCACCACCGAGGGCACTGGAAGGGCTTTATTGTGTTCCATTCTTTCCAAGCTCCAATGTCTGCCAGAATTGTCCAGTCACGCTCTGTTTCACTTTTCCTAAGATAAGACTTACCTCCACAAGCAAGCCAAATGCCCTTTTTAAAAAACAAATAGCACATAATGGCTGTTTTCTCGCTTTCAACAAGGAATACCCTCTCTTCATCCTTTTTATCTTTAAGTAAGTGCTCCCCAAATAAGCATCTGTTCGTGTATCCCATGGCTATGCGGTTGTATCTGTTTGCACAGTGCTTGTGGTCTCTGTGACCGTCTGGATTGTACACCATGGTTTTATCGTGGCAAATAAGACCGTCTTTATTGATGTACCAAAACTGTGTCGAGTCAATATACCCACCTTCTGGTCTCCTTCTCGTGGCTCTTCCAACCCTGTATTTCGCCAGAGCGTGTTCTGTGTTGCCGCTTCCAAAAAGTGCCCTCAGCCACTTTGTGAGGTTATCTGGTCGCATTATTCTGTCACTAAGACTTTTGTCTAAAACATCACCACGAACATATAAACCGTCTTCGTGCTGTTGTATTTTATCTGGAACGATAATATTG